GAGCCCCGCATGGTGCGGGGCTCCGAGCTTAGCTGCTTCCAATCATGGTCCCTTAGGTGTGTGAGCACTCCCTTATGACACGTGTAACGCGCAGTAGGTCTCGGTCTGGCTGGATAAATGGCCAGGTCAAGACGTATTGGCACCTGCCCAATAGGATATCAGCTGGCACTACGGGATCAAGTAAGTACTTGACCTCTACGTGCTCTGATTCCCATGGTAGGCCCATTACTGACTCGGCGTTCTCGTCTAGCCAATCCAATGGCTGGCCGACTTTGAACGGTACCGCAGTCAGCTACTACCGCGTTGATACGGAGAAATGGGAGTATGTGTTCGATAACTACTGCGTTGGTGACAACGGTTGTCCAAACGAGACTCCCCTTGCCGCCCCAAATGGGTGGTTTCTATCGACCGTGGCGGCTACTAATCCGTCACGTCCGGTTATGACCATCCCTACTTTGGCGCAGGACCTTATCGACATCCCTAAGCAGATCCGCGACCTTGGTCGCCTCCTGTTAACTCCAAAGAAGGAGCTGGCCAACGCCAAAGGCGTTGCAAACCAGTACCTTAGTTGGAAGTTCGGTTGGCTTCCTTTATTCGAAGATCTGCACCAGTTGCTGGACTTGCAGTCCTATATCCTGAAGAGGAATAAGGAATTGCATGCCCTGTATTCTGGCAAGGGACTCAAGAGGCGCCTGAAATTTGATAACAGCCATGAGTCCGGAAGTGGGTTAGGGAGTCGGATTGACTTTGCACATGATGCAAGCCAACCGTCCTACGTATCTTGTGACGTCGACCATGTCGTCGCCAAAAGATCATGGGCTACCATAACTTGGTATCCCACTACCCCTCCTCCATATCATGTTGATGATGCTAGGTGGAACGACTATACTCGCAGGATTGTCCTTGGTCTCACCCCTGAGGGTGTCGCTAAGGGACTATGGGATGTAATCCCATGGACCTGGTTGTTAGGTTGGTTCACCAATGTCGGTTCGTATATACTTGCGAATTCCAACACTGTGCCGGCATCTCACTCTAAAGCTTGCTTTATGAGTGAGGTGTCTCGCACTAGCAAAATCAAGTCTGTTACTACCGTTGGTACTGTATATTCTAGTATCATCGGTACAGGCTCCTTCAAACGCGTCCAGAAGACAAGAGTTGTCTCTGGTGCGCTCACACCTGGCTTCAACATGCCCTACTTGGACATGTCAAGGCTGTCAGTTTTAGGTGCGTTGGCTATTCAGCGCATAAAGCACTGGTAGCTACGTTTCTAAAACAAGGTAAACTCTTATGCTTGGCACTTCACTTACGCTTACGCTTGATGGTTCGGGTGGAACCGCAAAGGTCCTCCCGCTCATCAACCAGGATGGTTATTCGTCCGAATACTATTTGGACGATACCACTGTGACATACCGGGTGAAAGTCCGGCATTCACGGGACAACGTCAAAGCGGGTACTCAGGCGTATGATCGTCACTCTGTGACGTTCACACGGTATCTGAAGCCCGTTGGCGCTGTTGCTGGGTCGCAATCCGAGGTGACGTTCACGATCAGGAATGATCCGAACGGCACCGCCAGTGACATCATTGATGTCTCCGAGGCCATGTCTTTCTATATGGTCAAGGCTGGTGGAATTGCGGCGAAGCTTCTGGGCTGGGAGTCTTAACCCAGCCCGAGCGTAGTGATGTGCTAGCCGTGGAGGACAAATCATAGGAGAAGACCTATGCCTGTCCAGAACAGCTACGCAGAGTTTATCCTAGGTACGTACAAGGCGCAGTTAGTTGATTGCGCCGAGCAATACCCAGAACTCACCAAAGAGTTTAACCGTGATTATCAGCGGCTGAGCTCTGCGATCGAGAGTCATGGTACCAGGTTCGCACTTGATATCATGCCTCAGTTTAGGAAACACTTTGATCAGTGTCTCGCTAAACAGCGTCTTACCGCTACTCACCTCATACATTTTGGGGTGGGCAAGGGGGGGACAGTCCCACGACTTTTTCGGGGCTTAATCCTACGCGTCTTCGATCGTTCTGGTGCTTTAAGGCACGATGCCGATAAAGATGCCATCCGACTCCTGCGTCAACTCCTTGGAGTTTTTCGCAAGCTTAGGATGCCATGTTCTCGCAAAGACAGCGGTAACGCTGTCCGTGAGTTCATCGCCATCGATAGTGGTATTAAGGTGCCGACCCTTAATTGGGACGACACCTTGACGTTCCACTCGGAGACTAATGACAATGACAGTTCCTACGTGGATCTGTGTGTGTCTAACTCTCATAGTGAAACGCTTCCTCTCTTTGAGGATGTGCCGCGCTCCGCTCCTGATTATAGGCTTCTGCAGTGTGTTCAGCAGGTTGCTGATTACATCTGTTCGAAGCTTGGATCTTTCGATCCTCTGGAGTGGAAGCCTAGGCATGGACCTGGTGCGGTGTCAGACCAGCGATACGGCGTAAATAAATACGCTTTCTCTAACTGGACTGATAGGCTTGAGAGCGTCTTTCCGTGTGCCGATTTTGCATATGCAAACTACAGCATCGCGGCGGACTCTCTCAGTAAGAGTAAGTCATCGTTGAGTGCAAAAGAGCACCCCGCGAAACTTCTGGCTGTACCAAAGACTATCGTTACTCCTAGGCTTATTGCCTCTGAGCCAACTTCTAGCCAATGGTGTCAGCAAGTTGTTCGTGACTTCCTCTATCATCGAGTACATGATTCGCCAATTGGTAACTTCGTCGACTTCCGTCGACAAGACCTCAATGGTGATCTTGCACTCGAAGCCTCCCATGTTACGTCGCACGCGACAATTGATTTGTCTAGTGCTTCTGATAGGATTTCTTGTTGGCATGTTGAACGGCTGTTTCGCCGCTCACCATCCCTTCTTCGAGCCTTACAGGCCACACGGTCTGTCTGGATCGAACAAGAAGTCTGTCGAGTCTCTCCTAGGTATCACTACCTGCGAAAGTACTCTACCATGGGTAACGCCACAACCTTTCCTGTACAATCCTTATTCTTCCTCTCGCTGGCACTGGGATCCGTACTTTATGTGCGGAACCAGAAAGTTAGCGACCGGTTGATCCGGACTATGGGCAAGAAAACGGTCCGAGTCTTCGGAGACGATATAATCGTCCCCGGAGACTGTTCTGGTGTATTGGTGGGACTGCTCGAGGCCTTATCTCTTAAGGTTAACGTTCACAAATCTTTCTTGGAGGGAAACTTCCGAGAGAGCTGTGGCGTTGATGCTTACGATGGTCACGATGTGACCACCGTGAACGTCCTCGACGTACCACGACGTGCCAGTCCTGGGTCCATCGTATCATCGGTCGATGTGCATAATAACCTTTGTGATAAAGGCTACCAACACACATCTGCCTATATACGCAAGATAGCCTCACAGCTCGTTAGTAATAAGATACGAGCGGTGAAGCATGGATCAGGACTCTTCGGGTGGTCCTCGCTGTTTGGCTACGACAATCCGCATCTTAAGATGCGTCAGTCAAAGTCTTTACATCGAGGTGAGATCAGGTGCCTGAGAACGCGAGTTCTCACGCATCGATCTGAGCCCGAAGACACATCCGGTTTGCTTCAGTACTTCACTGAAGCTCCTCGCATAGTTACCAGCGCCATGTCGACGCTTGGGTACGCGATCCGGAGGCCTAAAGTTAGCTTAACTTTAGGTTGGGTGCCAACGTAGCAACTCAAGTCTGCGTATGCAGCTTGGGAGGCTCCGCTTGGAGGTGGGACCTCTCGGTCTTACTGGGGGC